GAGATTTTTGTGCAGTGACGGCGTGAAGGTCCGAAGGCGGGTAGGACGGGGTGGTGTCCCCCCTATGTTGAGTTTTGTCTTCGTGTTCCCTTTCTTTTTCGCTGCTCTGCTCCCTGTCCTGGATGCCTCTTGTCCTGCTACTCGCGCGCATTAAAGTTTTTCCAGTCCAGCGAATGCGGCAGTATCCGGTTGGATATGACGTCCGCATTCTGGTCGACCATTTTCTTTTCCACCAGCTTGTCGGATTTCTGCCGGTTGCAAGTCCAGTGCGCAAGCTGCATGTTCTCGATGTCAGATGGATGTCCTCCCTTGGATATCGGGATGATGTGGTCGATGCACGGAGCGAGCGGGCTTGGATATTTCAGCTTGAAGTCCACCGGCTTTCCGCAGATACCACAGACCCTTTGCGTCTGGTATATCTTTTTCTTGTTCTTTTCAAATGCACCTCGATGTGTGCCGTATCTTCCTGCGCCTTCGTTCATGTCCTCTTTGTGGTGTTTCTTCCGTGGATGGTTGTTGCAAAAATAAAACAACCACTGTTTTCAGTGATTGTTTTTCCAGTATCCAGTATAGCACACAAAAAGCGGTCACAACCGGTCCATTTTTTTAATGTGCTGCCTCACCATCTTCCGCGCATAATCTTCGCTTATGTAATTTTTCTTTCCGACTCTTTCCCAGCTGTCACAATCTATAAAGCGGCAACGCATGATCTCTCGCAGCCTCGGATCCTCGATGTTCTGAATGTATGATTCAATCTTTGCCGCACATGCTTCTGCCTGTTTGATGTTCTCCCTTATTTCCTGCTGCAGCACGATGATCATTGCCGGCACTGCAGTATCGACTTCGGCGATTCCTTCCATGCGGCAGGCTTTGGCCTTGCCGTTTCGGTACTGCACGCCGCTGTCAATGACCGTGACGGTTTCGCGCTGCATCTTGTCCTCCAGCAATTTGAGCCGCTCTTTCTGCCTGGCGATCTCGTGCCGGAGCCAGAAGTACCGGCTAAGTTCTTTTTTGGTCATACCTGCTCCTTTTATGGTACTCTAAATAGGCCTAATCTCTTAGGCTGTTCTTTTCTTTTCGCATGCGGACAAGAAAACTTGTCCCGCGTTTTAAACCCTCTTCGTCCTGACGCTCTACGATGCAGTCCGTGAACGTCCAGCCCGGATATAGCCTTTCGAAGAAACCTCTATCTTCCGGATTACGTTCCATCTTTTCCGCTTTGGCGCGTGAGACAGCTTTGTCGCTTACGGCTACGCTGACCTTTTCGAGGTTTCTGCTCGCCGCCCATGTGCGCTCTCCTTTTGCCTGGCGCGCCATGTACAGGACTTTTCCTGTCACACCGTATTCATTGAACTGCAGGCGGTCTGTATCGCAATATCCCAGACCCCACAGTTTCTCTGCTGCATCACGGTCCATGTCGTTGATGATCATATGGACATGCAGTCTTTTTTTGTTTCCGAATTCGTCACTGTTTGAGACGACGTATATGTATTTCAGCTCCGGCAGCCCATTTCGTTTGCGGTAGCGCCGAAGACGTGCGATGTAATTCTTGACTGCGCGGATCACGCCTTGTCTATTTTCCGGGATATTCTTTTCGTCGAATGTCAGGTCAATAAACAGATCGCCCTCGTGGAAGTTGGTGTGTACCAGACGGTTGAAATATCGTTGTGATTTTTTCGTGTTAAGATTCTTCTGTGCCGGTGAGGATTCCTTTTGCCTTCTTGCCCTGTCATATGGTTTTGTATGTTCCGGGAATGGAAAGATCTCCACTTCGAGGTATGAACCCATGTCGTACTTCTTCTGCCTGTACATGATGCTCCCTTTGTTACTACTCATTACTAGCTCGAATGCTCGTACCGAGCGCCGAGTTTTCTTCTTATATATAATGTAGGTAATCTTGGCCGGCGTTCCCGGAGTCGAACCGGAATAGTCCCTGCCGCCGATAGGTATGCCGCGGAGCTTGTCCGCGGCGGTGTGGTTATAATAAGTAGAGTTTATGTTCCTGCTGCAGCGCGTTGTGCAGCTTCATTTTTTTGCGGCCGGCTTCTTTTCTTTCGGCTCGCTGGCGATCTCTGAGTGTTTTTCTTCCGGGGTTCTTTTTCATTTCTGGTCCTCCTCGTAAACTTTCTTTAACTTGTCCATCACGCGTTCTGCAAATGTTTTTTCTTTTTTCGTTCGCTGGCGAAGGATTGCCATGCGTGCGCCGAGTGCGTAACCGTATTCTCGGTTTGCTCCACGGCTTTCCTGCCAGCCGTTTAACATATAGATGGCGTCGCATTTCGCAAGCTCTCGCATGCAGATCTTCATGTAGTCCTCGTGAACCGCATCTTTCGGTAAGCTGATGCACGCCGGATTGAATATCTCCGGATCCCAATCCCTTAGTTTTCCCTTTACCTCCACCTCTGCGGCCTCGAATTTCTCCTTGAAGTCCGGCACGCCGGTGATCGGTCCTGATAGGTAGATCTTCATCGTAATTCCTCCTGCAGCGCCAGGAATAGGTTCATAGCTTCTGGCCGCGTGAGCGTGATGCCTTTTCCCATCTTGGTATGGTCACTGTTCCAGCGCCGGATGTCGTACTTTGACTCCGCGCCGTTCCAGCTGACTTCATTTAATTCCGTCGTCCAACCGCCGCTTTCTTCTTTGATGACGGCGATCCTGCGTATGATCTTGTAATTTATTTCGTTCATTTTTCCTCCCAATCTATGGCCTGTCCGCAGTTCGGACAGTGTTTATGTGTGTCCACTCCTACCTCATAACCTGTATCGCAGTTTGGGCAGACCCATGTTTCGTAAACTAGCTCCCCTCTCCAATATCCATCGCCTTCAAAGTGCGGTTTCTTTGGAATTTGCCTATTTAATTCGTTAATTGCTATTTGCATAGCGCATGGGTTTTCGTCCGTATGTTTGCAAATACCATCCATGCATCCCCATAGGTTGTAGCAAATCTTGCTGCTCATGGTTTCTATCGCTTCTTCGTAGGTCATTCCTGCTCACCTGCCTTGCATTTCTTGTAAACCGACATAATGTTGCACAGCCATCCGACGCCGTCAATATCCGGATCTTCTCTGATGTTGTCGTAAATGTTCGTTTCAATGAGATCTACTAAGCTTTCCGCTTCGTCTTTCGTAATTTCGATCATTTGTCACCCTCCGTCATAAATTCTGCATCAAAGCCGCTGCGGAAGATCTCACTGACCAAGTCGTACAGGTACTGCGATTCGGATTGGCTTTCTGGCTTTACGGCATCCAGAATGCTTTCGATCCGCGCAAGGTATCCGCGGCGTGCCTGTTTTGGCTGTACCAGAATCGGCTTTGCAGGCTCTTTGACTTCTTCCGCAGGCGTTTCTTTCGGCGGATCGTTCAGGTTGTAGACTTTTACCGGCGGCGTATCCAGTTTGTGGTACATGGTTTCGCCAGCGCTGAACAGGCGTCTGCTGATTTGCTGGATTTTTCCGGTCTCTGGGTTCTTCAGCACAAGCTCCTTGTCTGTGATCTGGATCACGGTCCAGAACCCGCCTTTTCCGTCGCTTAGTGTGTCATACAGCCGGACGCCGCGTGTTTCCTTTGACAGGCTTTTGAGTTTTCGCTGCATCGTCCCGAAACTGACGCCTGCCTTTTCGGCGATGCGCTCGATCGTTTCTCCGTTTTCGCGCATTTGCATGATCTCGAGATCGGTCAGCTTATAGTTTGCTTTCATTTTACCCTCCTAACTATTCCGGTTATGTAGTCGGCTTTGGTGAAGCTTCTCTCCCAGCCTTTGTCCATGCGGACAGCCTCGAAGAAATGCTTGTAGACTTTCGTCACCCGAAAGCGGTGCCAGAGCTTTTTGTCGCCGTCTAATTGTTTATCCGGGCCGGCGACGATGTCGCCTGGCTCTAAGTCGAACTCGCCTTTGGGCGGGTTGACGAGAATCTTCATCGCCTCGTGTTTTCTTCTCCAGTTTTCAGCTCCCTTTTCTCGATTGGCAGCCAGGTAGCATACCTGACTGCAATATAGGGTTGTCTTCCGCTGGGCGACGAACTTGCCGCCGCATTTTGCACAGATTTTAATTTGCTGCATCTTCGGCCTCCTTAAATAAAGCTGGTCTGCGGATCGTACGCGCCCGGGTTCTTGGTCGTCAGCCGGTTTCCCTGCTGCCGAAGACGCTCCACACGGTCCGTCTGATCTAAATTTGCCATGTAGTCATCGTCGACCTCTTCCGGGGTCGGGATGAAATATTCCGGCGGCAGATCCAGACCGCTTATGCTGCATAGCTCCATGATCTGTCTTTTCTCGTAGATGATGTGGTTTCTGGTCAGGTTCATGTTCGTGCCGTCCGGCCAGAACGGATCCTGCCCGCCGTGGGTTTTTAAATGTTCGTGCGTCCGGAACTCGCGCTGCAGATTACTACGCATATCCTTCAGCTTATCTTTTGGACTTTTCTCTTTCTTCTTCATGGCCGCTAGCTTTCCCTTTCCATTCTTTCTTTTTTGTACTCGTTATACTTTTTCCGGTACTCGTAGCTGGCTCCAAAAATATTCCACGCAGCCTTGACAACATTCGGTTCGTACGGCCGAATCTTTTCCAGATCCTCGACCGCCTTGTAGGATATCGGGCAGCCGCAGCAGCCGGTTCTGGTCAGTCCATACACCTCGTATGCGTCGGAATACCGGATTCCATAGTGTTCCTTGTACCACGCTTTGTCCGCATCGGACACATAGTACAGCGGGCGAAGTCTGAACTGCCCGTCTGCCGTTTCTGTGAAGCACATGGCTGTGCAATCCTTTCGCGGAACCGATCGCATGCCGCCCTCATCTCTCCGCTCGCCGGTGATCACCATTTCATAGCCTTTTTGAGCCTTGTGAGCAACTTGCTTTTTGCAGTAATCACAGCATTTCGCGCTGATCTTGAAATCCGGCGGATATTCCCCTATAAAATCACGCATGTACTTTGATGAATTGATGACTAGCTGGATGTTTGGCCTCGGTTCGCCTGCTGCGTTGCAGCAGCACAGGAAGTTGATCACGCTTTCGCATTTCGGATATCGTTCTCGCAGTTCCTGGCGTTTCGCAGCCTTGTCCTCTGCCTGGTTATATTCGTCCGCGATGGACAGCGGGATCCCTTTCTTTTGCCAGTCTGACAGGCCTCCGGACATGATCTTCGAAACAAACGGGATCCCGTACTTTCTCGCAGCCTGCACAATGTTGATTTTCGGTCGGTATTCCTGTATCTCGATTCCATATTTTTCAGCAGTTCTTTTGACGTGATCTTTTGTGGCGCGCATTTCAAGCCCTGTGTTGAAGAACGCGTAGTGAATCGGCGGAAGATTGAACGTGTCTCTCGTTCGTTCGATTAAATCAACCATGATATCGCTGTCAGCTCCGCCGGAATAGGAACAGATCGCGTTCGGGTGTTCCGTCAGCCTTTTGGCGATGATGCTCATGATCGCGTTAAATTTCTGCGGCGAATCAAAATCCGCATAATCTGGTCGTTCTGTGTAAACTCTGCTTCTGTATACTTCTTTCATTTTTTCTTTCCTTTTCGATTTTTCTTTCTGGCCACCGCAACGGCGCGATAGTCGGAATTGGTTTGCTGGCGCCGGCAGGTGCGCTCGTAGCCTCGCTTGGCTATAATCTCGTAAATCTGCCAGGCGAAACATGCGCTCCGGCAGCCTGTTTTGTGATCCGGGCAATCCCGGCATGGATTTTTCATTTCTCTCCGCGGCTGCAGTAGCCGTCGTTTTGGGTTCCAATCACCAGTAGACTGCACAGGCAGTCTGCTCCCTCGCAGTACATTTCGTTCGCTTCCAGGAACGATACCAGGTTCTCGTCGATGGCCTGCGGGAACTCTACGCCGTATTTACAGTTCTGGCAGGTGGTGATCTCCTCGTAAATAATCCGCTTGACCATGTGCAGGTTTCTCTCTAGCTGCCTACCGATGGTTTTGTCTAAATCGCTGCCATTCTCCTGTCGCCGTTTGGCGATGCGGATCAGGCCGTCAATGCGCTTTATAATATTTTTCATTGCTCCTTGTCCTTATTTATGCTATACTGAATTTGTTAAAACACTCGATTGGCCGCCTCCGGGCGGTCTTTCATTTTGCCCGGATTTTTTCCGCAATCTCCATGACTGCCTGGGAGTATCTGTTTGAGTAGATGCCTTTTTCGAAGTACAGTTTCTTTGCTCCGGCGTCGCCTGCGTTGTAGGCGATCAGGGCTTTTTCTACATCTTCATAGCTTTCCAGCTTTTCGGCCAGAATATCGATTCCGACCAAAATGTTGTCATATGGGTCGTATAGGTTCACAGCACCGAGCTTTTCCATTCTTTTTTCGTGTGCGGACCGCCAAATCTGCATCAAGCCTTGGCTTTTTCCGTTGTCGCCTGCGGCCGCAGGATCATACCCCGACTCTTTTTCAATGACGGCCAGCACCAGCGCCGGATCCACGCCGCGCTCTTCCGAAATGTCGATGATGACGTCCTGCAGGTCTTCGGTCAGCGGAACGTCATAGTATGTACGCTCCGGCTCCTCCGGGGCTGCCGGCTCTTTTGGCTCCACGATGGCGGCCGGCTGCGCGCGGAGCTGCGCTTCTTTGTAGTCGTCGGCTGACGCCAGGCTGTAGCCGGTGATAATGAATACCACCGCCAGTACGCCGCCGATCGGTCTTTTGATTTTATCGATGATCCCCAGCAGCCCCTTGCCGGTCTTTCTGTAATGCTTCATGTTCGAATCCTCTCTTTTCTCGCCGCAGCATCGCGGCTTTGTACATCAGCTTGTCCGCCCTGGCCGGAAGCGACCTCCGGTATAGGTGATCCGCTTTGGCTTCCAGGTCATTGATTTGGCGGTCTAATTTGTAAATCTCGGCTCGGTGGTCGGTTTCTTCTCTGCGGTATCCGCAGCGGTAGCCTTTACGGTACCGGCAGGCACTGCAGCAGTCCTCGCAGACGGGCTTGCTGTCGTGCAGGATGCAGATGCGCCATTCTTTGCAGTCTTTCGGGCCGCAGATCGGGCAGATCATCCGTATACCGCCTTGATGATCTCTTTGGCATTGGCACCGTTTGAGTTTCCGGTTGCCAGGATCCTTTTGACTCCGCCGCCGCGGAAATGCACGTCGATGTACTCGTCCTCGTATTCCGGTTTATAGATGTATGCGATATCCTCGACGCCGCTTCGTTCGTCTCGCAGGAGCGCCAGTTCCAGCACGGCGATAAACTCACTCTTTTCTTTGAATAGCTCCGGTTTCATAAGTAGCTCCTTTCTAATTACTCTTTCGCGTTCTTGCCTGGCACGATTTTAATTTGTTTTCCAAGTACTTTTAGCACTGCATCGGCAAGGTCAATTGATATTCCTCTTTCGCCTTTGAATATGTAATCAATCTGTCTTCTCGTGCATCCGCTTTGCTTCGCTAATTCACTTCGTTTCATCCCCTGTGCTTCTGTCTCTTCGATAATGATTTTTATGATTTCTTCACTTTTTTTCATTTAACCCTTGTTTCCTTTCATTTTTACTTGTATACTATATTTTGTAAGAACTTGCGTTCTTTATCTATACATTGTGTACACGCGCAAGACACGTATTACGACGCAAATTATCTAGGAAAGGTTGGTGTTGCGAAATGTTAGCTCGTCTTATTATCATTTTTGTTGTTATTCTGGCTTATAAATTCTTGTCAAATATCACTTGCTATTTTCGCTGCAAAAAACTGCAGCAAGCTTTCGTCGATTGGCTTGCAGATAGAAGTGCCTCCTGCTCCCAACATCGTTCTGAAGTCATTTCTCTTTTTAAGAGGGCTAGGGTGAAGGACTCTTACATTCCTATTACGCAGCCAACCGGTTTTTTTCAGCTCGCATCTTTTAATGCCTCTGTTTTTCAATCTTTTCCTTCAGATATAGAGGTCTTTGCTAATGCGACTTACCATAAATTCCAAGAGGCAATTGGTTTTTATAAATTTGAGGCCCTCAACACGTTTAATCCGCTTTCATGGATAGACTCGATTCTTTTTCTCCCAAAAAACTTACTCCTGTATATTGGGCTTAGTGAAGAAAAAGCCTCTTTCAGATTGTCCAATGTTCTCCTCACATGCCTCTGGTGGTGCATTCTCGGGGCAATCGCATTGTTCGATGCAGAGTTCAAAACATTCTTGATCACTCTGCTTGGCAAGCTTCAGGATATACTTCGATAAGGCAATCGTTTCCCTTGCACTTCCTTCTGCTGCTATCCTATCTAAATTGGATAGCAGTATTTTTATCACCGCTTGCCTAATTCCGCCTTCTCCAAATACAATTGTTCGCGTTTCTCTCCTTTTTTCTCGCCCACAAGCTGTGTCTTTCACAAATAACTCCTCCCAATTAATCTTAACCAGTCCTCCCGTGCCTCGTCCGGTGTCATGCCGGAGCTGATCAGTGCATCCTCGTACTCTGACTGGCACTTTTGCCGCAGGCGCAGGTTCTCTTCCTGCGCCCATTCGGTGATATTCGCCTGCAGCTCTGCGTGGATCTCCGGGCAGACGTCGATCTGGAAGCCGTTGTCGATGCTGATCTGCCGGTTCCGGCCGCAGAAGATCTCGTGACGCTCGGCGAACGGTCTCCCGGTATAGGCGCAGATGCGGCTTTCTTTGTCCTTGTAGCCGTTGCATTTTTTCTTTTTCTTCTTATTCTGCGGTTTTGGGAACGCGCAGGTTTCATAGTATCCCATAGCTTCCTCTTTTAACTTCTTGATAACCGCTGCTTCCGGCGGCGTTTTCTTTCCGGTCAGAGCCTTGCCGAGCTTTTTCGCCTGCCGGCGTTCAAGCTCGCGCTCTTCCTCTTCCCCGGGTCTTAGGTAGTACAACATCTTGTTTTAATCCTGCCGCTCTCATGGCGGTCTCTGTCAGTGTCTTTTTGATTTCGTCCAGCTCCGCCTGCGAATACTCCTCGACAGGACGCTCGTTTATATAGATTTGAATTTTCATTTTTGCCTCCTGTCTCGAAGTTATGCAGTACAGGATTTGTCCTATGCCTTGCGGCACTTCTCCGGAAGACTTGGTAAAGTTATTTTACGAAGTGCAGGACGAGATACGAGCCGCTAATAAGCATTGCCGTAACGAGCGTCATGCTCAAAAGTTTGTCACAACCTTGCTTTTGCTTATCTTCTAAAGAAGGTTTCTATTATTTCCTCTTCGGTCAATTTGAGTATGCAAGCGATATCTCTTGCTTCCTGTAATGGCATCTTTCCTGCTTGGTTTTTTAGGCGCCTGCTTAAAGTATCTCGATTTGTGCCAAGGTTTTTCGACATGCTTTCTATGTTTTGACCTTTTGAAAGCATGAGTCTTATGACTTTGTTATCTGTCCTGGTGTTCACTTCTCTTCCTCCTCTTCACCTTTCACTCACACCGCAGGTTCAACATTTTGAACTTGCAGCTTAAAAAAATATCTTGCAATATCTTCTTCGTTTAACGACAACAGCTCTATGGCTTTTACAATCTCCGGCTGTTTCCACGCAACCTTATTGTTCAGCTTCAAAGATAAGGTCCGCTCCGACCACTCCATGTCTTCTGCAAACTTTGCATTGCTGCCGTACTTTTCAACAATCTTTCCTTTTAGCTTGCTATAATCGTATGACATTTCCTCTCCTTTCTAGTTCAATTTTTTGAACTTTTCTTCATGGTAGCACATCGATTTCTTTGTGTCAATACTCAAATTCAATTTTTTTAACTTTTTTGTTATTTCTCTTGAACTTTTGTTCAAGATATGTTATATTAGGTTCATACAAAGAAAGGAATCTATTGACATGAAGAAAGAAAGCACCTCTGCTAGATTAAAACAAATAATGAGCGAGCGTGACCTGCGGCAGGTCGATATACTTGAGCGCACGCTCCCTTTTTGTCGCACGTACGGCGTCAAGATGAATAAGTCTGATATCAGTCAATATGTTTCTGGGAAAGTCGAGCCTAACCAGGACAAACTTTTCGTTCTCAGTTTAGCCTTGAATGTCTCCGAGGGCTGGCTCATGGGTTTTGATGTTTCTAGGACTCGTTCCTCTTCAACATTCAGCTCTATGCAGCTGACGGATCAGGAAGAACATCTGGTGATCTCGTTCCGGGGTTTGAATGAAGATGGTCGTGAGAAAGCGATCGAGAGAGTTGAAGAACTTTTAGATGTGCCGCGGTACCGTCAGGTTTCACTGCAGGAAGATGTTGACCGGATCGTGAGCGATGTGCTCGGCCAGTCCGAAAAGCTGAAGCGAGGATAAGCGCCCCTCTTCATACACTTTAGGTGATATAGATTACTCCTTTTTGCCCGTCTCGGTTGCTTGATATAATTAAAAGCTTTAACGTTTTATGATAAATGGCGAAAATGTTAGGGTTTTCTATGTACCAGTACACTTTGATCATGATATGCTCTCCCTCCGAGGGGCGCATGGAATATTATAGGATTTCAGTGTGTGGGATTCTATAGGAAATATTTAGGGAAAAAATCATAGAATGAGAGGTAATATATGTTTTTCTTTTTTGATGATGAAAATAGCAATAGCTTTGAAGAGATTAAGCACATTGATGAAAATGGCCAAGAATACTGGCTCGCGAGAGAGCTTTCAAAGATCTTAGAATACAAGGATTTCCGTAACTTTGAGCTTACCATCTTTAAAGCCATGGAAGCATGTAAAAACAGTTCCAATGCTATAGAGGACCATTTCGGTGAAGTCACCGAGATGGTTCCGATCGGCTCTGGTGCGACCAGAAAATTCCCGAGTTACAAGCTTTCTCGGTATGCCTGTTACTTGATCGCACAGAATGGCGACCCGAAAAAGGAATCAATCGCTCTTGCGCAGACGTATTTCGCAGTACAAACCCGCAGGCAGGAGCTGCAAGACCAGTTTGACCAGCTGACCGAAGATCAGCGCCGTCTTTCCATCCGCGACGAGCTCGTCGAGCACAATAAATCCCTTTCTGAAGCCGCATATCAATCTGGTGTGAAAACCAATCAGGACTTTGCGAAATTTCAGAATCGCGGCTATCAAGGTCTTTATGGCGGTCTCGGACGTGCAGAGATCCACGCTCGCAAAGGTCTGAAAAAAGGCCAGAATATTCTCGATCATATGGGCAGTGAGGAACTTGCTGCGAATCTTTTCCGCGCGACGCAGACGGATGCCAAACTCCGCAGGGAGAATATCCAAGGCACAGAAGCCGCAAGCAAAACACACTATCAGGTCGGCGCCAAAGTCCGTAAGACGATTGAAGAACTCGGCGGCACGATGCCGGAGGATCTTCCGACTCCGGATAAAAGCATCAATCAGCTTCGAAAAGAAGAAAAGAAACGCCTTGAACCAGATGACCAGATTACTATGGATTTAGAATAAAAAGAAAACCGCCTCTTTATTGAGACGGATTTCATAGATGGGTTTGCTGTGATACAATCCCGAATGTCGCAATTCTGATTGTACCACAGCTTGCCCGGTTTTTCAATACCCGGGTATTTTTATGCCCTTTTTTAAATATTCTTTTTTACGGAGGGGATTATGAAAGTTGCTGCAGCGTACATCCGTGTTTCGACGGAAGATCAAATTGAATACAGTCCGGACTCCCAGCTTCAGGAGCTGCGGGCCTATGCGGAGCGGCATGACATGGTGCTGGATCCGTCGCATGTTTACATTGACGCCGGAATCTCCGGCCGGCAGGCGAAAAAGCGCCCTGCCTTTCAGAGCATGATTGCCACAGCCAAGAACAAGCCTTCCCCGTTTGAAGTCGTGCTGGTGTGGAAATACTCCCGGTTTGCCCGGAATCAGGAAGAGTCTATCCTGTACAAGTCGCTCCTAAAGAAAGAGTGCGGCGTCGAGGTGGTGTCGATCACCGAAGAGACCGGCGACGGTATGTTCGGCGGTCTGATCGAGCGCATCATCGAGTGGATGGACGAATTCTATTCTGTGAGACTGTCCGAGGAAGTCAAAACGAAGATGACGTTCGTCGCCGAGACGGGCAAGGTGCAGGCAGCTGCTTGCTACGGTTATTCCAAGAAACCCGGAGAAGAGCCTGTGATCGTTCCTGACGAGGCAAAGTGGGTGCGGTTTATATTTTCCCAGATTGCCGCCGGAAAGTCGTTCGTGTCGATCGCCAGACAGCTCAACGACGCCGGACAGCGCACGCATAGAGGCGGTCTATTTGAAAACCGCACGATCGAATACATCGCGCATAACCCCATTTACAAAGGTTACGTCCGCTGGACCCCGACCGGGAAAACCCTTAGCAAGCGGATCTATCGCTCGCCGGACACGATGGTCGTTAAAGGTAATTTCGAGCCGATCATATCCGAAAAAGAGTTTGACGCCGTACAGGTGATCCTTGATCAGCGCCGGCGCAGCCGCAAAAAGAACGAACAGCCTATGACGGTCAAAAAGCACTGGCTGTCCGGTATGCTTAGGTGCAGCAGCTGTGGAGCGACGCTTGCCTTTTCTCCGTCTAATGACGGCTGGCAGTGCTATAAGTACGCAAAAGGCGTCTGCAAGACTTCGCACTTCGTGAAGACGGCCAAGATTGAAGACGCAGTCATCGAGGCGATCAGCCGCGTGACGATCACCGGAGATTTTATCAAGGAGAATACGAAGATCCCGGAAGACGAATTGATCGACTATCAGTCCGATATCGCAAAGCTGCAGCGCGTGCTGTCACGTGCCAAGGCAGCTTACGCCGCCGGGATCGATAGCCTTGAGGAATACGGCGCGTATAAGAAGAAAATCGAAAAGGAGATCGCGTCATTAGAAGAGAAGGACCGGGCCCAGAGAGAGGCCGTCAAACTGCCGACGCAGGAAGAGGTTGAAAAGCGGTTTTCAAGTGTGGTTGAAGTGCTCAAAGGCGATTTTGACAACGAAACGAAGCAAAACGCCCTCAAATCCATCGTTGACCGCATCGCCTACAACCGAGCAATTGCAACGGTTTCCGTCTTTTTTTACCTCTGATTATATGCGTTTGGAGTATGGTGGTGCATACTCCAAACGCATATAATGGAAAAACCCCTATTTTTCAAGGGGTTTCGGCTTTTTTGCGTTATTTCATTTTTTCCAATTCTTTCCTTATTTTTGCCGTCTTTTTTTGCAAAAATTCGTCCGATTTTTTTGATGCGCATGTATTTTTATTCATCTTCGGCAATATTTTCAAACAGGATCCGCGTGTAATCTCTTCTGGCATAGAGAATGCGATCGATGTAAATGTCTCTGCCGCACACGCGATAAAAGCTAATATATTTTCCGCTGACAAGAAAACGATAATCACTCTCTATGTCTGCAATGGATGACAGCAACGCTCCTGCCTGCGCGTGGTTTTGCAAAATGCGGAGGCTCTTTGTGATTCGGCTTACGGTTGCCAATGCTGCGGATGGGTTCAGCAACTCTTCCTCAATATAGGCTTTGATTTCCATAAGGTCGTTTTGTGCTTCTTCCGATAAATACAAACTATTCATTTTGTATCGTGAGATTCCTTTCTACAGCATCCAGCGTCAGCCAACCTTTTTCTTCGCCGGACTTTCTTCCTTTCGTAAGCTCATTCATTAGCCGGATGGTTGCCTGCATTTTCTCAAAATCCTGCATATCAAGAATAGCATATCTGCCGCGCCCGTTTTTCGTCAGGAAAACCGGCGTTCCGGCAGACACATCATGCAGCACATCGCTGTAATTTCGTAAATCCGATATTGGTTTAATGTTTGGCATGTATCTCATCTCCCTTCTCTCTTAGTATATCCTAGTTTGTTGTAAAATACAACATCATTTTTTACAGCAGATGCAGGAAGATTTATAATGCAACAGGCAGAAAAACCGGGCATTTCTGCCCGGCGTGGTTTAGTTTGCAATGAATTTGTTCACGAAGTAGATCTGACCTTTGCCTGATACTTTTACGGTCTTACTGATGCTGATGTGTCCGTCGGAGTGGGTAATGGTCGTCTCTTTAATCTCGAACAGCCCCATATCCATACTCTTTTGGGTCGGCATGTTCCAGCTTGCGCCTTGCTGCTTGATCAGATAGCCCTTGTCTCGCATCCACTGGAAGAGCCTGCGCTGTCCGATGTCGTGACCGTTCTGCTTGATCAGCTTCGCGAGGTCTCCGATCAGTATTGACGATTGCGATGCACTGACTGCGTCTGCGAACAGGGCTTTCGGCTTCAACTCCTCTGTTTCTCTTTGGAGCTTCATGCGCTCTTCTCGCTCCGCTTTCAGGTCGGTTGCCAGCTTGATGATGGTGTCCGGATTCAGAAGAGCTTCCTCAATCTTCTGTGGTGTCATGTATGCGCCGTGCTTGCGGATGGATGGAAGCACTTCATCGAAGACCCATTTCTCGAATTGTTCTGCCGCTGGCAGCTTGCTGTGAGTGATCAACCGGTAAAGGTCTCCCTCGGTGATGAAGTTGATCTCCTGCAACTTGCCGCTGATAGGGGTAGAACGTTTCGTTATAGCCCTGCAATGATCGTTGACTGCCTTATTCGGATTTGTATATCCGAGCATCTTTGCGCAATCGTTTCCGCAGAACAGCACCTTGCCGCCTTCTTCAATAGTTCTCATTTTCCCAAACTCTGTATTTTCAAAAATCTTTAATTCGTTCATTTTCCTCTCCTTTCATATTTTCTTATTCTGTTTTGCAGTTATCCGCAGGGCTGCTATCGTCCAGTGCTCGGTGGGGTTAGTGGTTTATATGTTCCAGATCGTCAATCCTGTGGTTTACGACTTTGCCTCGTTCTTCTAATACGTCCAGCCTTTTTTCCGCGATGAACATCCTCTTGACAACCTCGTTGTGTTTTTCGACCTGCTTTTTCAGCTCTTCGAGCTTATAAGATATCAGGCCCACAGTTTCCTGCTGCTTTTGATCCGTTTGCCGCAGCTGATAACGGTTGTTGATCATGCAGACGACAAGCGTCACGCCGCCGGTGATCAACGATGTGATGATGGTCTCACTCATTTCGTTTCCTCTTCCTGCTGATCCGGTGTGTCTGCTTTCTTCTGCGCCTGCGTTCCAAAATAGAATGCGATAATGACGGAATAAACGACCATGAAATCCTGGCTGATCTGACCGGTGACCGCCAGATAAACGAA